TGTCCGAATCGGACACGGCTTTTTCTATTTTTCTTCCCGCTTTTTCTTGCGCTGCGCCATAAAATCCTTGTCCAAGCGGTTGACTGTGGTAGGCGCTTTCCGGGTTCCTTGTCTGATTTGGGTGCGCTCCTGATGCCATTTTATCCGGAGCCTGTTACACTCCTCAGAGCATGTGATTCGAGGGGTTCCGGGGGAAATCGGTTTTCCACAGATCACGCAGACTTTTTGACCTCTTCGCGGCTTCTGTGCCCGCAGCTCATAATAATTATTTTCCTCGTTCCATTTTTTGGATGCCTCGCGGTCCGCCTGACGATATGCTCCCGGGGCACAGTCTTTGCAGTACCGCTGGCGCGCCGAATTGACAATATACTCTTTCCCGCAGATCGTACAATGGTCAATACTGCCAAGAGGCCGGATTGTTCCACTTTTGTGGCATCGTGCAGCTGACTCTTTTTTGCGGATGGCCCGGCAACTGGGGCAGTACCAAGCCCGAGGGCCACCGTCAAAGGTCGCGCCACACTCGCGGCAAGTCCGTGGGCGTATGGTGGTAGATCTCTCTGCCGCAAAACACTCCGCACATACACGCTGCTCAACTTTGATGGCGGGAAAAAACTTCCCGCATTTTACGCACGCCTTGAGCCGCATATTTTAGCCCCGTGTGTATAGCCCTACGGCTTGCGCCAGCAAAATTCGCAAATAGTCCGGGCAAGCGCTTGCCCCGGATTCCCAATTCTCCACCGTCCGGCGCGGGATACAGAAGCGCTGGGCAAAAGCAACCTGAGACAAGCCAGTGGCTGCTCTGATCTCGCGGATCGTAATATGAGCCACATCCCACAACGCTCCCAAGGACTGGATCCGATCATCCGGGATGTCAGCGCCTTCCGGATCCCCCCAGATGTCAGATAGCGCCCAGTCTGATACATACATGTCCCGGTCTTGGTCGGCAAGTGCACCGAAAAAGAGGGTGCTGAACTGTTTATCAGTCATGGTATATCCTCCTTAATTCAGTTCGTCAACAAAGACGACCATATCTTCGTCAGGGACAAGGACTCCGTCCTCGTCATATTTGATGCAAGCGCCATCTTCGCAGGTGCTGTTGTTGGCCATTTCGATGCAATAATCAACATCCTCAACGGTATAAGTATCAGTTTCCTCATCATAGGGCAGGGAACCAGCGGTAAAATAATCGCGGCTCCAGTCCGGATCATATCCGGAACCATTCCAGCGCTGAATCTTGATTTCTACGGTTTTCTTTCCATCAGTAATTTTCATTTTTATTTTCCTCCTGGGCTGTGCCCCTCTTGTTGTTATTATAATACCACCAATTTGGTGGTGTGTCAAGAGAGAAAAGCAAAAAAAGCAAAATATTTTCAGGGCAGTTTAAGGGCAGAATACAGGCAGTTTCCGGGCAGTTTGGCTGACCGGATTTTTTGTATCATAGAAGTGTAAAAGGAGGCGCACACAATGTACGAGCGGCTTTTGGCCTGCGGGTATCCGGCGGAGTTGGCGCGAGAGATCATAGCGCAGACCGACCCGGCGGAGCTGGAACGCTACGTGCGCATGATTGAGCTGCTCTACGATGACCGGAGGGAGTATGTATAACCATTTCAACCCCAACCCCTGCGGGAAAAATGTAGGGGACTGCACCGTGCGGGCAATCGTCAAGGCAACCGGGATGGAGTGGGGCGAGGTTTATTTACGGCTCTGTATCCAAGGGTATTTAGATGGTGATATGCCGTCGGCTAACGCCTGTTGGGGGCGGTATCTCCGCAGCATCGGATACCGGCGGTACATTGCGCCGGACACCTGCCCGGACTGCTACACGGTTGGGCAATTTGCGGAGGATCACCCAAAAGGCACCTATATTCTGGCTCTGTCCGGCCATGTGGTCTGCGTCTGCGACGGCATGATCTGGGACAGCTGGGACAGCAGCAATGAGAACATCTTGTATTACTGGGTCAAGGAGGATGACTAAAATGGCTTACACACCTTACGGATGGCAAAATCCCTATTACGCACCGCCTATGCCGGATAACCTCATGCAGATGCGCCAGCAGCAGATGCAGCCCATGACGCCCCAGATGCCGCAGGCTCCGCAAAACCCGGTGGCGCAGAGCGGCGTCCAGTGGGTAGCCGGTGAGAAAGAAGCCCGCAACTGGATGATCGCGCCTAACGCCGCCGTGGCGTTGTGGGACAGCACGGCCCCAACGGTATATCTCAAGCAGGCGGACGCCAGCGGCAAACCGTCCCTTAAAATTTATGACCTCGTAGAGCGCTCTCAGACGCCGCCTGCCGCACCGCAGGCTAAGGCCGTGGATTTTGTCACGCGGGAGGAGTTTGACCGTCTGGCGGCGATTGTGGGCGAAATTCGGGGCAAAGAAAAGCCCGCGAAGAAAGTAAAGGAGGCTGACGCTGATGGCTAATCCTTTTTTTAAGGCCATGGGCGGCGGTCAGATGCCGGGGCCGATGGGCCAATTCCAGCGGCTCATGCAGCAATTTAACCAGTTCCGCGCCACGTTTCAGGGCGATCCAAAAGCGGAGGTGGAAAAGCTGCTGCAATCCGGCAAAATGAGCCAGCAGCAGTTAAACCAGCTGCAAGAAATGGCAAAGCAATTTGAGAGCTTTTTGCGGTAATCAAAATCGTGGCCACGATTTGATTGATAAAATTTTGAAAGGAGAGATATTATGTCTCTATCTGACGGTATGCCGACGATGACCATGCCTGTGGCTCCCGCCAACACCTCCGGCAGCGGAAACGGTTTTGGCTGGGGCGGTGACGGTGCATGGTGGATCATTATCCTGTTTTTGTTTGTTTTTTGCGGCTGGGGCGGCAACGGCTGGGGCAACAACGGCGGCAATGGCGGCGGCGTGGTCGACGGCTATGTGCTGACCTCTGACTTTGCCAATGTCGAGCGCAAGATCGACAGTGTAAATCAGGGCCTTTGCGACGGATTTTACCAGCAGGCGCAGCTTGTCAACGGCACCAACATGGCGATGGCAAACGGCTTTGCACAGGCCGAGCTTTCCCGCAGCAACCAGCAGGCGGCTCTCATGCAGCAGTTGACTGCCATGCAGATGCAGGCCCAGCAGTGCTGCTGCGACCAGCGGGCCGACACGGCACAGCTCCGGTATGACATGGCTACGCAGGGCTGCGACACCCGCAACACCATCCAGACCGCAACGCGGGACATCATCGACAACGCCAACAGCAACAGCCGCGCGATCCTCGATTTCCTGACCCAGAGCAAGCTGCAGGATCTCCAGAGCGAGAACCAGGGTTTGAAGCTGGCCGCATCTCAGGCGGCACAGAACAGCTATCTGGTGTCTCAGCTCCGTCCTTCTCCCATCCCGGCCTACACGGTGCAGAATCCCTATTGCTGCAACCAGTTTGCCGGATGCGGTTGCTGACAACTGCATAGCGTAGCTTTTTCGTGATCTCACGAAAATGTTCGGCCCCATGCCGATACTAAACCAAAGCGGCGGGGCAATAGCCCTGCCGCTGATTTTATGAAAGGAGTTTTTTATGCCTGAATACACTGCTGTTGCCGCGCAAACTGTAGCGGCAAACCAGAACGTGCTTTTTACCGAGGCACCGATCCCTTGCACCAAGGGCCTTGTGACGCACCGCGCAGGCTCCGGCCTGCTTAACCTCCGTGGTAACTGTTCTCAGTGCCGCGTCCGCTATAAAGTGGACTTTATCGGCAATATTGCCGTAAGCACCGGCGGAACCCCCGGCCCCATCTCCGTTGCCATTGCGGTTGACGGTGAGCCGCTCCCGTCCTCCGTTGCGACGGTGACGCCCGCAGCGGCGGGGGCATTTTTTAACGTGGCTGCATCCGAGTACGTTGACGTTACAAAGGGCTGCTGCGCGTCGCTGTCTATCCGCAACGTTAGTGGCGAGGACATTGACGTGAGAAACGCGAACCTTATCATTACCAGAGTTTGCTGAGAAAGGAGAACACAATGGGAATGAAATCTATGTATGAACTGCGGGATATGCTCTGCAAAGAGCTTGATGAACTGATCCGCAAGGGCGAACTGGGTGCCGGTGATCTGGATATCGCTCACAAGCTGACGGACACCATCAAAAACATCGACAAGATCGAGGCGATGGACGAGCGCGGCTATTCCGGGCGCTATCTGGACGATGATCTGCGTGGCTACAGCCGTGGCAGCTCCTATGCCCGTCGGCATTACGTCCGAGGCCATTACAGCCGCGACGACGGCCGGGAGGCCATGCGCCGTCAGCTTCGGGATATGCTGGACGATGCCGATGATGATACCATTCGTAGCGCGATCCAGCGCTGCATGGACGCCGTGGAGGGATAAGGGGGTGCGGCCCCATGATCGATGAGCAGGAGTTGTCCTTGTGGATCAAACGGCTGGAGGCTGAGCCGTCCAGTTGGAAAAACTATGAGCGGTTGTCGATCCTTTACGCGATCCGATCTCAGCTCAACCTTACCGCATCGGCGGAAAAAACTTTGACCAGACGGGACATGCTACTCCGCTGGAAAATGGATTTTACCAAGGCAGAAGCGGAAAAATGGGCGGCGGGGTTGGAAAACTCTGACGGCACCACTGGCCCGCACTGGCCTATTGAGCAGACCAGCGCTTTGGCGGACAGCATGGGGATCTCTCCAGAGCAGGTACCCCCGTGGTGCTGGTGGATCACCGTAAATATGATGTACGCCGACTACAGCGAGGTAGCGCTGCACTATGGGATCAAGACCGTTGGCTTTTTTGGCGAGATGGCGCAAGCATTTTTGTTTGACAAAGACGGTCCTGGTTTTCGGGACAAGTTGGCTGCCTACTATTTCGGTATCGTCCAAGCGGGAAAGTAGGGCCGACTGTGTTCGGAACTGTGTTCACACATCCCCTTATAACCGTTTCTATCCGGCTCTAACAGCCAGTTAAAAACAGCGAAAAACCGTTGAAATTGCAAGCATTACAAGCAATTCCAACGGTTTTTCATTTGGCGCGGAAGGAGGGATTTGAACCCTATTCTTTCTGACTGTTTTCAACAGCCTGCGGGTTTCTGTGTTCAAAACTGTGTTCAGCCGGAAAATATGTGTTCAGAAGCCTTTCTCCATCTTTTCCGCAGCGGCCTTCAGCTGGCCGTCCCGGACGTGGGTGTAGATGTCCATGGTGGTGGACAGCTGGGCGTGGCCAAGGAGCACCTGCGCCGTTTTAGGATCCACGCCGCTTTCCAGCAGGGCGGTGGCGTAGCCGTGGCGGATCTGGTGCGCCGTGACGGTGACGCCGCTGGCATCCCGGTAGGCATCGTACAGCGAGGTAAAGTGATCGTTTGTCAGGAGGCTGCCGTCCGGCTCCGCGAACAGGTAGCCTTTCCCCAGCTTTTTGGGGAGCAGCTTAGCCAGCGCCGGAAGAAGCGGAACGTCCCGGCATCCGGCGTCAGACTTCGGCTGCTTGATGTGGGGCGAGTTGCCTACATGATACACGGATTTTTTGATGTGCACAAGATTTTTCTTTCGGTCGATGTCGGCGCCGGTGAGGGCCAGCGCCTCACCACGGCGGCAGCCGGTGTAATAAACGAGGAAGGCGAACAGGCCGAAGGGGAGGCCTGCGCCTTTTTTTATGAGTTCAATCTGCTCCGGAGGGGGCGCGTCCCGGTGGGTCTGCGTCAGATTCCGGGGCGGCTTCACGGCGCTGGCCGGGTTGTAGCTTATAACGCCATCCACTTCGGCTTTGCGGAAGATCTGGCGGATGATCTGCAACTGGGTCACCACGGTTTTCCGGGCGCGGGTGGCGGCGAAGTCCTTGATATACTGGTCGATCTCCTTCGCGGTGATCTCGCCGGGTGCCCTCCCGGCAAATTCCGTCTTGGCCCGGGCCAGCGCCGGACGGTAGCTTTTTTGGGTATTGTGCTCTAAGGTCGGTTCGATCTCCGACCACCATGCGTCTGCGATTTTCTCAAATACGGCGGCTTTTTCCGTTTCGATGCGGTCCGCCTCCCGGTCAAAGGCCTTGACCTTCTCCCAGACCTCTTTGTCGGTCTTCCCCCGGAAGGCCTTACGCTTGCCGTTGATCCGGAGGATGGTCTCGTGGAGGCCGTCAGGCCGGACGTAGTATTTCGGGTATCTTGCCATGGGTTACTCCCGCCAGAAGCCGATCTGGACGCAATGGAAGTCCAGATACAGCGCATACATGGCAACCAGACACAGGAGCACCAGCAGAGCGGCAATAATCCGGTTCCGGATGCGGACGCCCTGCTCCATCATCGTAATGATCTGCCGTTTATTGGACAAGCGCTTTTCAAGGCCGACTTTTTCAGCCTGCAAGGTTTCTTCGGTGGCTGTATAGTGATCCCCGATGTCAAAAAACTCATCTATGGAAATCCCCAGGACAGCGCAGATCGGCCCTGCGGTATTGATGGACGGCGCTTTTGACGCATTTGCAAAAAAGTTGTTGACGGTAGACAGCGGCACACCCGATTTGTCCGCGATGTCTTGAGCCGTCATGTGCAATGCGGCTTTTTTATCTCTGCATAAGTCTTGAATCGTCAAAAAATCACCATCCTGTGTCAAATTTCCCAATATGGGCAGATAAAGTCTCAAATTCGATCCGGCAGTATATTGCCCATTTCCCCAATTTGGGCATTGCGCTGCCCAGCCCATTTGGGGTACGGTTTTCTTGCGGACAGGCAGACGCCCCCTCTGCCGGAAACGCAAAGTGCCCCCGCCGCTTGTTGCAGAGGCGACGGGGGCACTTCATATTTTTATAGGCCGTTTTGAGTTACGCCATATTCGGCTTGCGCGGAAGTGAAGCCCTCAAACACCAGCTGATCAATCAAGCCTTGCCGTGAAAACGAAGACACGGACAAATAAGTTTTTGCGCATTTTGCAGCTTGTTCATTCCAGTCGGCTCCGCAATTATCAACGCCATAAGTGGCTTGTGCCGCAGTAAATCCTTCAAATTCCAACTGCTCCACTAAGCCACTGTAAGAAAACGCAGACGAGCTTAAATAGATCTTTGCTGACGCAACAGCTTGCTCATTCCAGTCAGCACCACAGTTATCAGCGGCCCAGGTGGCATCTTCGGTGGAATATTGCTCAAATTCCAATTGTTCAATCAGACCGTCATGAGAAAAAGCGGAAGATCTGAGATACTGCTGTGCGCTTTTCAGCGCGTTTTTCTGGCCAGCTGTCGCACTCTGCTCCGCTGCATTTGAGGTTTCGGCAGAAGGCGTGGACGTTGTTGTGCTACTGGGCTGGCTGGGAGTTGCTGCTTCGGATTTGGTTTCTTTCTTTTCATACGTGCTTGGGGTTTCTTGCGGTGTGCTTACTTCCTGTTCCGGAGGCGTTTTTTCCACTTTGTCTTCCGGACTTTGGGACATGCCGGCCAAAGCCAAGAGCACAACAATCAGCCAGACCCACCATTTTTTATAAAACGGTTTTTTAACTTTGGATCCGCAATGCGGGCATACCTTTGTTCCCTTTTCCAGTTCGTTGCCGCAGAATTGGCAAGAAACATTCTTCCCCATATCCAATCACACAGCTTTCAGATTTTTTCAAATACCATGGTGGCCTGAATGCGGTCGCCACCGGCAAGGCCTTTGCTGCCGCCGTTGGACGTGGAGATGGTATGCAGCCGGTAGCCCTTGGCTGCCTGCCCGTTGATGACGTCCTCCAGCTCCGTTAGATTCCCGGACCCGGTTCCGATGAACTTCTCTTTTAGCGTCACCTGCAAAACAACATAGGGACGATCCGTTCCGGATGCCGTGGAAAAAGAGCCGGCCTTGTTTAAGTTATCAATGAACCCCATGAAAACCCCTCCTAATTTTTGAGAAGCGTCAGGCGAACGTGCACCGGTGGCCGCTTCCCATTTTCTGTGCCAGAATTAAGGCCGCAGCGATCGGCCTTTGGGATATGATTGGAGGTACTTATGAGCAGCCAGACCACCCGCACCGTGTCCGATTCGGACACTACATACGCATTGGACCTGTTTGCATCTCTGTCCCCCGCGGATCAAGCGGAGATCATGGCTCTTGCCGTCTCCGCTTTAGCATCTCCGCAATGATCTCATTCTGAGCCTGCGGAGATAGCTGGTCAAAAATCCGGGCAAATTCCTGCGTCAGTCCCGCCCCCTCGGGAGCCCGGCGCTTTTTTTCTTTTCCGGTCCAAAAGCA